GTTATTGGCCTGCAAGATTGGCCGCCTCAAACTCGGTGTCACCCTCGCACCAAACCCAGACATAGCCGTCAAAAGGCGCGTGTAGGCGGCCAGACTTTTCTGAGAAAATTGGCTCCGCACCCTTATTACGATTAGCCGCCGCATTTGCAAGGCGAGTGTCATACGCCTTAAGGCCACGCTGACGCGCAACCTCGTACTCAGCGATGCGATTTTCCAACCAGCCCCAAAAATTAGTCATTACCCTTCTCCTCGTTAAAGGCCGCTTATGCGGCGGCCCGTGATGCGATAACTGCTTCTAGCTCTGCCACTTCTTCTTGAGCCTTCGCAATCAAGTGCTGTTTAACCTGAATGTTATAAGCATAAGCCTCTAAAGCCTTGTGGCTGTAACCACGGCGACGCTCAATTTTTTTAGCAAAATGCTTGCAGTCAGACTGGTGAATCTGGATGCGAGATTTCTGGTTTTTGAGTGCGGTTATCAGCACCTCTGTAGAAAATTCTTCGTAGTTGAAGTCTGTCATGTCGTTGATTCCTCATATCAGTGACTATGGATACTACCCTACAGATATCATTATCCTTTGCAAGCACTTTTTTATCTTTTTTTGATAATTAATTGGGGGAAGGGCAACAATGTGACAATCGTGACATTTTCAATCACCCGTAATGACGGGCAATCTCTGCGACGAATTGATCCTCGTTAGGGTGACGGGATAGGCGCTTTAGATATTCCTCCTCGCCAATACCCTTGTCTCTGCCTAATCGCGTTAGTAGCTCTGCGATTTTGTCGGTGACGACGATGTGGTGCCGCTCCGCAAAATACTGCCTTTGGCTCTGTACACACATGACAACATCCTCCTGTTGCCCTGCTATTATAGCAAATATGGGCAATCAGTTATACGAAACGATCACGTAGTCTGGATTCTGCTCTTTCTTGCGGACTTCTTCGCGGTAGTGCTTGGCTATCTCATCGCGGATAGCTTTGTTTTCTTTGAGTATGCCACGGCATTTCTCTGTCAGTAGCTCTAGGTGGCCAGCGCCTAGCTCTTGCTCTAGGAAGCCGCTGAAGCTCAAAGGATTCTCTGTCATTACGCGGTGATGGTAGTGGCAAAGCGTGACTGCGTTATCCATTGAGTAGCGAACGATCTTGCGACGCCTGCCGTAGATATGGGCGCACTCTAGTGTTTGATTTGTCCCACAAACTAAACAAGCTCCATCCCTTGCTCTGACTGCTTTGCTAAACCAGATATCAGCGTTGGTGCGCTTTATCGCCATAGTACGTCTCTTTGGTAAATTGTCGCTCGCGCCTTACGGCTTTCTCGCTGTTGCCGCAATCGCACGTCCAGCCCTCTAGCTTCCCGCCTTCACGGGTAAACTGAGGCACCATGTCTTTGTGGCACTCAGTGCATACCATGCTCTAGCCGCCAATCGTCGATAGTCGTTAGTAGAGCCGCAAGCCAGCTAGTGGTGAATGAGTCGATGTCCACGTCGATCGTGATGCCTTCAGGACATGCTACGTCTATATATACATCTGTCAGTTGATTGTTTTGCATGTTGGTAGTTGCCGCCATGATCGCCTCAACTCTACAGACTACCGCGCCACCATCTGGCAACGGCATCGACATTATCGGCATCTTTTCCATCACAACCTCGGCCTCACCGTCGTGCGGTGTACTTCGCCCTCCAGCTTATCGTAGGTAATTACCTTTGCGCCACGCTGTGAAACCCATCCGCCACGGGCCTCATACGATGAGCGTCCAGTCAAAGAAGGGTGCATTTCTGCAACTGCGCCGCCGTCTTCTATAACCCGCTCATGGTGATAATGGCCCATGTGTATATAGACGCCTGCCGATGCTTGCCCCCACATTTCACGGAATCGCGGCTCACTTGCGAATAGCTTGTGCAGATTAGCCAGCTTCATTTTGTGGCCGTGATGAAAGCCAAGCATACAGTTGCCGTGTAGATAGGCGTAATACGGAAACGGGTTGTCGATCACCTCTACCCGACTGCCCTCGAATAGGTGTTTGATGTACTTGCGGAGCCAGACGCTAGAACTAATGTCGTGATTACCCTCTGCAACCACCACTACAACGCGCTCAAATCGCGCCAGCATCATTTTAACGGCCTCCCTAACTATCGACATGGCTACGTCTACAATCTTCGTGTAGCGCGTATCAGCGTCTAGTACGTGAAAATTTCCGCTTGTGACTGGCTGTAAGTTAATGCCGTCAAAGTGGATGAAGTCGCCGAGTATGTTGAGCATACCTGTCTGAGATTTAGGGCAAGCGGCGAGCATATCGTGCATGGCGTTTAGGAATATGTCTGCGGCGATCTTTGTGTCGAAGTTGTCGCCAGTCTCCGCTTCCCAACAGGCAGAGCCAACGTGGAAGTCCGTGATGGTTAATAAGCTCAGGAGGCGATCATCGGTTTGCTTTGGTGGTTTCGTAGGTTTGAATGGCGGCACAGCGTCAAGACTTTGCTCCATGCGCTCAACTAGCATTTCTAGTTGCCGCTCTTTATCGCTTATGCTTTTAACCCACTGTCCGACAGGCTTGCCCTCGGAGTAGTAGGTAGAGACACCCTTGACTGTAAACCCATCAGGTACAGGATGCACATAGTCGTGCTCTGGACTATAGCCCTGCTTTGCGGCATAGCTCTTAACTGCGTCAAGATGGCCGACAATCGTGCTTTTCGTTAGTCCAAGATCCTTGGCAATCGCTCGCTGGCTCATGCCTTTCTCTACTCGGCTGATTACTGCTTTCTGCCTTTCGGTTTTGCAAAACTGTAATAAGCTCACGCCTATCCCCCCAGTTTGCTGTACTCCGAATTTTGAGGTTTGGTGAGTTTGACACCTAGATCAATAGCCCACGCCTCCACTTGCGTCATGAAGTATAACATTTCTCCCCTGTCTAGCGTCGAAGTTGCGCGAACCTGCGCGGGTATCGTCGTTTTGCCGACTTCTACGTCTTCAGTGCCAAGGAACTTGTATTTAAGCATCAGCTTCAAATCGTCCTCAGTGCCTGTAAACCCGCCGCGCTTTTTAAAGTGCCGTGTCATGTCTCTACACCAGACGTGAAACAAGTCGTTTTGACTTAGCGAGCGCCGTGGCTTGTACTCCTTCACCTGCCACGAGACAGGCTTGTCCCAGCACCATTCCTGTTCGAGATAGGTTTGAAACGCCTTCATCCGATCTTTAATCTCGATAGGGTCTTTGATTAACCAGAATTCACCCATCATTTCTCGCCCCGTACCGCTTTTTCATTAGTGTTAGCCAAAGCCATTCAATAGGGTAGACGTTCTCCGCCTCTACAATCTCCCTCTCTCCATAGCCGAAATCTTTGCGCTCTGCGGCCCACTCAAATTCCGAACGCGGAAATGCTCCGTTTATACGCATAACTGACGGGTCACTTGTCGCGCCGACAAGTACGGCAACGTCTGCCTTGAACTTCGCCATGCTGTCGAAAATAAGCGGGCCGAATTCCTTGTTAGTAAACTTCACGTCGATAGCTACGTCATCAAACCATAAGTCAACGCCGCCGTCTGTCATCACGTTGATTGCTGGCAGGTCGATATCTAGCAAGCGAGCAACTGCAATCTCTGCTTTGTAACCCATGATGTTGGCGTCAACCCTGCTCTGCTTTTCATTCTCAAGCCGTGGTTTGAATCCCATTAGCTTGTCGCATAGTGCAACCGTATCTCTGCCCATGCACTCAGCCAAAAGCAAATCTTTACGGCTAAGGCGAAACCTCATTTAGTAACCCTCTGCCCGTCAAACGTCACATACTGACCGTATTTCTCAAGGCATGACTGCCTAAACCTTTCGTTCCGCATAAAGTCGTGGGTCAGGTCATCAAGCTGTGTCCACTGCTTCATCGGCTTTTTGCCACTCTGCTCCTGCTCCTGCTGTGCAAATGGGCTACCGCCTTTTTGATTTGCGCGTGCAAGCCATGAGTTAACGAAGCGAGGCATTCCCCGCTCTGTCTTACGCTTAGGCTCATTAGAGTCGAGCCACACCGCCATCACATTTAGCTCGGCAAATACGTCTACTTCAGGATAAGCGTGTTGCCATGCTAGAAGTTGCTCGTCTGTTGGTTGCCAATCGGTGCCGTCTTTACAAATCATTACCCTTCTCCTTTTTTTAGACAATAGGGATCATTAGAGGCGGTTGTTGCCCTATACAAGTATCTAGCTAGTCCATTCAGTCCTACAGTATCAGTGCAGATCATTTACGGCTCTGCCATCACCGCGCCCTTACTACTTGGCAACATAACCACTGTTTATCCCCGCCTCTAAAGGTTCGAGAACTGATTCGGCTTTCGTGAGCGACTGCACCTGAGACAGCACTATTTGACTAGGCTCGACTAGGCACTCATTTCGATGGGATAGGTGAGATAGGTGTACAGACAGCTAGATTGCTGTACAATCGTTCCTATCCTGTGAGTGCAATCTAAGGATACCTCTTGCGCTAACCCTTCCGCAAGTGGTTATGGGCCACCTCCTCAGTGGCCCTTTTTTTACCTCCCTAACTTCTCGAACTCGTCGAGAGACATATTCAGCCGACTAGCCAACTGCACGACACGACTAAACTTCATGTCGTCTTTGTGCCGCCATCGGCATACCTGTACAGGCGTTACACCGAACTCCTTTGCCAGTTCGTCATTGCTAACACCTGCGAGCGCCTGCGCTTTCTTCAGCGCCTTACCGACATCAGAATTTTTTGCATTCATTAATAAATTCCCTCCCCGTTTTGTTGATGCCACGCTGAATGACATACAGCGCAAAGCCATCGAACCTTTAGCGGCTTGCTGTAGTCGTCGTGATGGCCGTGTATTTTCGTCATGTCGCCACACTGCGAGCATTCTGCTGGCTTTATCAACCTGCCATCCCTAACGGCGTTATTAACTGCGTTATGAGCTAAATACTTAGCACGATTTAAAGCTCGAAAGCGTTTTGCCTGTGCAGTCAAAGCCGCTCTGCGCTCGGGGCTTTTAGCTCTTTCACGATCATATTCACGAACACGATCTAAATTAGCGTTGCGATGATTAGTGCTGTCTGACTTTGTGCAAGCCTTACACTTATTGAGCCTGCCATCTTTCATTCGCGGATGCTTGTAAAACGATGCAAGCGGCAATTCAGTGCCACACTTAAAACAGACTTTCGTCTGCTCTTGCCTAAAAAGGGAGATCAGAGTCATCATCAAACTCCACGCTAGGTTTTGCGGCTTGACGTGCATTAGCTATGCCTTGCTTTGCTACCTCTGCCTGATCTGGCTCCCACGTATCCAGCTTGGTGTATAGCTTGCCTGCCTGCGATCGCATCACCTCCATGTTTACCCAGTCACCACTCTGCTCATTTAAGAAC